GCTCCTCCGGGGTAGGTTTGTTTCTCTCCATTTGTTAAAATATCTGCCGCATCCAATCCGTTCTCGATAAGTTGCTGGTACTCTTGCGACCCGGCCATGTTCGCATCAGTTCGAGCGGCCAAGTATCCTTCTGTAATATCGTCGCTCATCATCCACCTATCGCCGCGCCGACACGCTTTGGAACACTACTGCCAGACCCGCCGCCGCTGTTACTAGAACTACTGGGATTTTTATTGTTATTAATTCTTAACTGACGCTCTTTTAAAAGTATGATCCCCATCATCGTATTTAGATCTCTTAACTGTTGGGCAAAATCTACTTTTCCGAACCGGGGTCCTGTATAATCATCCGCTTGAGCTTCGACCCATTTTGTCATCAACATGGATCGCGCCGTGTTGATATCGTTCGCATCATAGTCAGTTAAATTTTTCTCTGGACCGTATCTAGGCCGGGGAAATCCTGAGAGCTTAACATTCGTAATATTGACGGCCCTCATAAATATATCATTCGCGACATCCCAAGGTTTTTCGTTATCGTTATAAACTCGCTCGTGAAAGCTTCGCATGGAATTAACTCGCAGTAATTTATCGGATGGAGATTCGTTATAACCGGGAATGCTAATCTCTGCATCGGATCCGCCTAGCGCTGACTTCAACCATTTTTGAGCGACAACTTTCGGAGAAGATTTATAGCTCTTATCTCGAATAGATTTGATAACTGATCGGACCGTCTTCGCATCATTAAGCTCTAAAGATCCGCCTGACATTAGGGCTCGCATTCTCTTCTCAGCAACTTCAATTGCATCTTCCTGTTGACTTTGCGGCATGTCAGAAATCTCATCGATGTCGTCGAGAAGCAGTAAGAGCTCGAGATCATCGGTTTCGGCTTCGTCGAGCTTCTCCCGGAGGTTTCTGAGCTCCTTTGCTTGATCTCCAGTAATTTGCCTATTCGAGACCATCTCAAGAATGGTGGAGTTCGAAGGCACTGGGTTTTCACCCATGTCCTCACCAGAAGCTTCATCCATCATTGAAAATGCAATTTTAGCGGTTGTCGTCTCTTGGTTTCTTTTGAGAACCTTTTCGCGCTTTGCTTCGGCCTTATCCTCTTTTCTAAGCCGATCACTTTTCGCGGCTTCCGATGCACCTTGGGCTAGTTTGGCGATCCGCTCAAAAGCGAGGTTATTCAGATATGGAAAATTCTTCTTTGTAATCTCCAGTGCCGCGCCCTCGGGATCGGTCCGGATCATCATCCGGGCTTGGCCCTCATCAGTATCCGAAAGAGCATTTCGAAGAGCTTTACCGGCATCCTTCTTAGAATAGAAACCAGCTTTCCATGCTTTCTCAAATTTTAACCTTATGCTTTCTTGAGCTAACTTATATCCTTCAGGATTGGTTCGCTTATCAATACGACCGGAAGACCTAATATCGTTCGCAACTCCATTCTGAACAGAGTATATACCCTCATCAATAAATCTCTTTCGGGCCGCGGTCCGAGCGGCCGCACCATGCCTAACTTTAAGCTGGCTGTATTTTTGAGCAAACTCTCTTTTAGCATAAGGAGAAGATAAATTAGCTCCCGCCTCTGTATTAATTAATTGAGCTCCCGTTTCAAATCTAGCGGGAACTTCTGAGGTCTTTATAGTATTACTGTCGAGGGTTAAACCTAACTTGTTAAATTTGTCCTGAGCTTGGCTTACTGCATTTAAAACTGCTAACTCTTCTTCCGCTTTCTTTTGAGCCAATCCCCAATCTGCTATCGTCTTTCCAAAATTGGAAACTGAATTTCCGACAATACCGCCAACAGAGGGAGAGATCCTCCCACCGATTTCTTGCTTAGAAATTTGGCCCTGAGATACATAAGTTGGAAGCTTCGCCATTAACCGAACACTCCCAATTCCTTACCGCGGTTATACCCGCTAAATGCCGCTTGACCCGCTTTAAAAATGCTTGCTGTCTGCGCGACCTGACCTTCGTATCTGCTAGTATTGGCCCGGTTCACATATCCAAGAGCCTCCATTTCAGTGTTATATTCTTGGATCTGGCTATCGAGCTCACGCTGTTCGGCGTTAAAAGCGAACTGTAACAAGGGGCTTCCAGATGCTTGGATCCCGGCTCCAGCACGAGCAACATTCTCTTGCCCTCGAGCGAGGACCTTCCTAACCCGGAGACGGTCTTGTTCTAATTCTCCACGATCTCGAGCTCTCTTCGCATTTAGCATATCGATCGACGCGTTTCGATCGGCTAGTTTCCTTTGCTGATGCCCCGAGTAAAGAGCTCCACCAACTGACATTATCATACCACCGATTGCGGCGGCGGCGGGTAATCCACACATTATCCATCACTCACTAGCATACGCCTGACGACATTAAGTACCGTCATCGGCAGAGGTTGATCCTGTTCGATATACATACGGCCATCATCTTCCCAATCTCCCGGGAACTCCTCGATCTTATATCCGCTAAATAATGGCGGCGATGCATCCATTGGATCGCTTCCGCCGCGGAACTCAATCTGGTCGAGATCGTCTGGATCAGATCCAAAGTTAGCTCCCAAGGTATCGAGAAAATGTATCGCAGTTTCGAATATTCGTTTTGGTTTGGCTTGAGCAGATCCATCTTGAGATCCGCTATCAGGCCGGAGGGTTCTTAGCCGGGTCTTATATTGTAGCCCGACCGAAACAACCGAAGCCGCCCGGTCAATTGTAATAGCGCCGCTCGACACTGTTTTAGAAGATTGAACCGCACCATCTCCTAAAACTTGAACACTCTGCCCTTCCAAATGGCTCAACCCGGAAATCGCTGTTACGAGCTCTCTCGCAAACCCTCCACTAATATACGTTCCGAATGAAGTCGAATTAACATTCGAGCCGCTATCAATATCGGTAAGCTGAAACGTATTAGTCGTAACCCCGGCAACTTTATAAGATTGCTTATTAAGTTGCGTCATCCCAATAACATCAGTTATCCGAATATTATCTCCATTCGACAGCCCATGAGATGCACTTGTTACGACACATGGCGTTGCTTTCGTTGCCGCTGTAATTATTAATTTATTATCGAGGGTTAAACCGCTATCGACGAAAAAAGCAAAATCCTTATCATTCACATTTTCGGGACGGAACTCATCCTCCATAAATTCAATATATCGTTTCGTTGCACCGTTGATCGTTCTCTTAACCACGGTCCAGAGCTCATCCTGTTCATCCCCGGGTATGATCGCCAAACTTTCACAATGCGCGAATGCATCATCTTGAAACGATCCGCCGATCGGATGTCTATGCCAGCCGACAACTTCCTGAGCTCTCTCATATGTCATCGCTACCAATTGACCGTCATCGAGAACGCACCAATAGATCGAGTTCGGCTCCTTCATATGAGCGACCTCTTTAATCTTCTTCTGGGCGATATGCTCGGCCAACAATGTCATCTGCGGCGCTTCGAACTGGTCGACATCGAACTTGTAAACGAACTCTCGAACTTGCTTGCGTTGCCGGGTGACGAATAGAACCGCCGGCCCGGTTCGAACTGCATCTAAAAAAGAAGATCCGTGCGTTGTCTCTCGAAAGACCTGTATATCGCTCGGCGTCAAGCTGTCCGCGTTCGAGCTCGCCGCGATCGTAAATTCGCCGCCACTTGTACCGAGAGCTAATTTTCTACCTGAGCTAACCCAGACGATCGCATTTTGCTGATCGGTCGATAGCGTATAATTTAAAGCATGGTCCGCCGCGACTGTTCCATCAGCATCGGTTGGAGCCATGTTCTCATAATCACCCGATCTCGAATGCCACCCGGTTTGGGGTTGGTCGGTCGTGCCAAAGAAACAAAGACGCTCCTCGTGAAATGTAACTAAAGACGGGAAGCCGGTGGTATTACTCCACGAACCGAGCATCCAATTTGTTGTTGCCGTTGTAGCCGATGCGTTCGGGCCAGAGATCGTAGCCGTAACATGGGTCGTATCGGTAAACGCCGTAATCTTTAACCAAGTCCAATTGTTCGCGGCATCTTTAAATCGGATCGATCTGCCAACATCTGTACTGGCAAATCCAACACCATTATTTATCCCGACAATAGCTGACGCTGTTACAGTCACGGATCCAGATGTTCCCGATAGACCGAGCGTTGTCGTTTCTAAATTTACATCGTAATACGGACCGTCTTGAAAAGCGATCTCATCTAAAGACCACGCCGTATGCGATGTTCGAATTAATTTCATCGGCTCATGCGATTTATGCACGATATAAAGAACGTCTGCCGATTGAGTAAATCTGAGATCTGCGAGTTGAGCCTCTGTATATGGCGTCGAAATTTCGACGATCGCAGTTGCCGTTCCGCCGGATGAATAACTATTCGAAAAACTACTGCCTACAAGATCAAATGTATTTGCACCGATAACAGTTATTACCCAAGTTCCATTCGCCTCGGTCGTGCCAGCGACACTTGCGACCGTAACCGTGTTACCGGTTTGAAAACCATGAGCGGTTGCTGTTATTCGTATTAGCCCGGATCCATTGTTTGCCGCGCCTGAGATTGCTTTGGCCGAACTAATCCGGCCTCGATTTTTATAAAATCGAAAATAGAGATTGCCGATCTCAATTACATAAGCTTGCTCCGTCGAGAACTCGAAATCCTTCACCCGGGTCAGCTTCGAACTATCTTTAACTTCCAAAACAAAACGGTTTCCCGAACGGCGATATATCCCACCTTGAGTGAGGACCGTTCCATTCTCGAGAAGCTCGCATCCATTTTTATACTTGCCAATATCCACCCGGCCAAACAATCTCGGCGCGATCTCACCGGCAGTAAAGTTCGTTTGGTTGTCAGCGGCTCTTGGCATTAAATTCGGCTATCCAGCCACGCGCCCTGTTCGACGGCATCTGGCGTTCCTTCCTGAGCATCGTTCGTTCGAGCTCCGGATAATCTCTCATCGTAGATTGCTTTTAAATTAGTTAGTAATGTTGCGTTGCCTGTTAGGTCGTAAGCAATATCTACGGCAACCCGAGCCGATAAAGCCTCACGGAATAGCGGCGTCATCAAATCAGGATCCTCAATATTTTGCATATAAAGGACACCGAGAGGTGCTACCTCATCGGTATTAATTTTGTCCCCTTCAATTTTCCATTCTTCTGTCGAATTGATTTCCTTTACAAATAAAGCATCACTCGGGACCTGATAGGAGAGCGCAAAGCCCCATGCCGGGACTTCTACCAAAGCTGGTAAAGACGATCTCTTCATAGCAAAATTCCACGGATGTCCCTGTAACATTAATAATCGGATCGGATCATATACCCGGTTACAGGCGCGGCCGGCTTTCGTATCATCGGCCAAAGATGTCAACGGCTTCGACGTTCCCAAAAGCTGTAAAGCCTTGTTACAGATCTCAACACTACTCGCCATCTAATAGCCTCGTTTTTTTGTTTTCTTCGGCTTCTGTTTTTTCATCTGCTAAAACTCCATAAAAAAGGGGAGCTCGAAAGCTCCCCAATTTCTTTTATCTCAGTTACCCCTACTCAACGGCGTAAACGAAATAACCCTTAATAGTTGCGGCGGCGGGAATAGTTCCACCCTCGCACTTAGCTATTATCGTAACACCTTCGGTGGAATGAGAGCTAAAAAGATAGCTTTCCTCTCCGCCGACAGTTCCAATTGGAACATAGCTCGCCGCACCGGATACAGACTGAGCGGCATCGAGGCTATCCTCGTCCGCCGCAACTGTATCTCCAGCTTCATCGGTATAGGCCATATGACCTAAGTCCAATGTTCGAGATGATCCAAATGCTGATGTCGTGATACGACTTTGAGCCAGATACACTCGTACCCGGCCAGTTGGTAGTCTCACGAGTTCTGCCGTAGAATTGGCATCTCCCGCGGATGAACCTTGCGTAAAGTCAAACCGAGCAATACGCAATTTTCCTGACCAATCATAGGCGGGGATCCCAGTTCTCGGGGAAGCCTCGGCGTTAGTGATCTGGTCACTTTTCTCAGTAGTAACAGCCATTGCTTATTCCTTCCTATGCTGATTCATTACATTTAATTTCGACAACCTTGCCCTCTTCTAAGCGAACAGCGCCAATATCCATAGCGGCGTACACTTGAGTTGAGTAAGATTTATCGGCGCGTTCTGACACCTTCGAAATCACGGATTGACGCTTCGCCATCAACATTCCCGACTTAGCCCAAACTGGGCAACGGCGATAACCGCTGGCATCAGTTAGAAGACGTTCGGAACCAATGAAATTAAAGCCCATAAATTTAACGATTTCACCATCGTCCAATTTATTTACGAGCGTATAATCTCGGTTGATGACCTGATCATCTGTAAGCAAAGCTTCAAATTGATCAGAGCCAATTGCACAATAGAGCTCCTCGTCCGGATCCACTTCATTAGCGCGAAGAATTTTTCGAGCTCTTTTCAGTTTAACGGCAGTCAGATCACTATCTGAACCGAAGTTGTGGGCAATTTGGTTTGCCGCTGGAAAAGCAGTTGTGCCTCCAGCATCCTCACCAGTTACCGCAGTTCCGAAGAACGCCGCGATAATTTCATCGTCCATTGATCGGTTTAAGGCCATCGCACTATTTTGAACATAACTGCTCGTCGGATCCGCCACTAATTGAACAGTGTCAGAATTATCAACAAGGTCGCTCCACTCGTAATAGTTTGCGAAAACCCATCGCCTGTCGTGAGGTGTGGAAATCAATGGTGTATCTCCATGTCTCACTGTTCTTTTAACTGCTGAAGTAGCGGAAATTCTGTCGAATGACCCCTTCTTACCAGTTAGACTTTCCACGCGAACACACGAGGAAAAACGACTATCCTTCTGCTGTAGAAGAATGTCGATGTTCGATCCAAATTGGATCGACCGTGCTGTCTCGACTTGATTACTCATTTGAGTATCCTTCCAAGATTTAAAGTTAATACAATTCGAATAGACTTACCCGGCGAACTGCCGGACCCTATCATATGACATAGGTTGCCACGCCCTCGGCACTTTCGCCGACCGTCACCGGACACCCGCCAGAGCGAGCGTTACCCGATTTTTTATTCCTAATCCTCGGTAATTGACCGGGCTAAATTTGTATAAAGAGCATCCATTTCCTTAACCGCTTTATCGTGAGCCGGATGTTCCCGGGTGGTGTATGCTTTCATAAATTCCGGATCTTCTTTTTTCTCCCGGATCATCGCTTCGGGAGATTTATCGATCGCACCAACACCGGTTCCTAATCCGGTTCCATCAGTGTTAGGCTCCGAGAGCATCTCACCAAGCTTTCCAAATACCGCTATAAATTCCGGATGGTTTTGGAGACCATTATCTTCGATCAATTGCTGGAACCCCGGCCGGTTAAAATACGCTGTCGCATTTCCGGCGTGTTGAACCATTTCATTATACTTATCGCCAAACTCTTTTTTCGCGGCGTCTGATTGGGATTGAAGCTGTTCATCCCGCATTTGAGTAATCTGTTGCTGGCTCCCAATTTGTTGCTCGACAAACCAATCATGGAGATCTCTAGCCGTTCCAGCCGGCAAGTTTAAATCATGCGCTTTAGATCTAAAACTCTCCGAGAGCTCCTCGGAGTAACCGGAAAAATTCTCGGGAGCGTTTAACTGGTAATCACCAGCATCATCCGGCTTCCCAAGCTTTGACCAAAATTCACCGACTTGCTCTGGTGTTGAATTTTCACCCGGCAATACAACTTTGTTCGGATCGCCGTAAGCCGTCTCGAGATTTCGATATCCTTCGAGAACCTTTTGGGGACTATCCCATCCTTTAGTTTCTAAATAACCGCGATCGTCCCCTTCAAAATTATCATAAAAATTTGTGGGTTCTGTTTTCTCTACATCTGTAGCCGGAGTTGAACTTTCCAATCCTTCGCTTGCTACTTCAATTACTTCATTCATTTATCAAGGGCTCCTCTAGCATATTGTCGAGCTCATCATCTGAGAGATGAGCTAGGCGGATCATCCGCCGAACTTCGTTTCGAGCGCCCTCGAGTTGTCGTAATTCATCATCGTCCATAATCCCGGTATCTGAAAAGAGCCGGGTCGATTTGATTAAATCCTTCAAAACAGTTTTACCGTCTGGTGATCTTAAAAAAGCTTTGTAAGCGCCAACTACTTTCCTTCGCCTTACTGCATTAACCAACATCACCGCCCATTTCTTCCGGCATAGCCATAGCCCCATCGAAACTCTGAAGTGCGGAAGCTCCATCCTTAGCCGCTCCAGCTACGCCTTGCATTCCTTCGATCGCTTGTTGGGCTTGAGCCTGTTGAGCTCTCTCTTGCCGGGTCTGTTCTATGACTGCCGGATCAGCGAGAGTTCGGTTAGGCATTCCATTAATATCAGCCAGTGTCCGGGTGATCTCATCAGTATCAAAATTATCGAAGACTCCCGGATCGGCCGCCGCAAGCGGTTGAATACTTTCTAGGGTGCGGAGTATACCAACACCCTCTTCTGCCCTCTGAGCCCTCGCTAAAGGGCTTACATAGGTGATTTCGTACTCCCCTTCGGCCTCTGCGAGCTCTGGCGGCATCTCTGGCAATAAACCTTGCCGGGCGAGGATGTTAATTTCTCGATGAATAAGCGGCCCGAGATATTCGCTCTGTTGCCGACCGGCTGTTGGAGCAAGGAGAGCTCCTTTCTCTTGAGCTCGAAATGTTGCCTCGGTTGCACTCATATTCGGAGTATCGACGAGGATCTGAAATAACGTAATTAAAAACGCATCATTAATAGTCGTGCGGCGCTGTTCCATTAAATCGTTACCAATATCGATCCGTCCGCCGGTCTGCATTGGGATCACCGGGGATTGAGATCCTCGTCCTTCGATCCTAGCAAATGTATGACCGCCGGCTTTCTGGTTTACCGGGAGGGTGACACCATCGTCGGCAATAATAATTGGCGGATCGACAACTTTCTCCGCGGCGCGGATCGTCG